TTATTAATTGTACTAATGTTTACCCAATGGTTTGCTCTGCTCCATGCACTTTGAAATGCATCATGCTTTGCAATAACAATATAATCTTTTAAAGGAACTACTGGTAGCCCTAGGTGATACATTGCATTATTTGTTGGAGATACTGTTAGTCCAGCTAATTCTGTTGTAGTGGCAGCTGCTATTGCAACATCACCAGAAGTAGGATCAACTGTTACTGAAAATATATCTGTATTATTAGTTGCACCGTGTGTCCAACTTCCTGTAAACTTTACAAATACATTGTTAGCAAGTTGAGTAGGATTATCTACTCCTGTATCAAAAAGAAAGCCATTAAATATTGGAAGTCTTGCCGCGTCTGCATTAAAGGCTGCAACCCGTGCTTCTGGTGAGCCTGTATATGTAGTACCTTTTGGATTTGTTGATGCATCGTATGCAGTATTTGGTCCTACGTTAAGTACCTTTGGATGATTAAATATTCCATCGGTTGCTTGTGTATGCTTTACTGTGTTGTTATATACTCTAGTAGTGCCGTCGGCTTTAAAATATTCGTGTAATCTATGTTTACCTGAACAACCCGATACTAAGAATGTTTTGTCTTTAACTGCTGATGCGTATCCACTTCCTGTAAATTTAATAAGCATACCAGTTTCTAAAGTAATTGTATTGTTATCATCCGTTAGCGTAGCTTTTACGCAACCGATCTGTGAATTTGATAGTGGATTTGTAGAAGCACCTGTCCATATACTTTCGTATACCGGCAATTCTTCCACCCAGCGATAATTTTTATAGTTAATAAATTTATCAATATCAATTGGTGGAGCTAACGTATATAAAGTAGATGAATATGCCGCATTATAATTATATGTTTCAAAGTTATCATTAATAGAATGAGCAACGTCATCAAATGTAATTGTGTTAGTTAATTTTTTACTATTGTCGTATGAGACTGGTCCAGGCTTTAGTTGGTTGTTAATTCTAATTGATTTATCAAACGGGTCACATAAGTATGTATCACCGGTGCAGCAATTGTTGCCACTTCTATCTCCAATATAACCATTTAAATCTTCAAGTGGGCCTTTTGAAACCATTTGATCTAATGTACTGTCTAACCAATTTTTATTTAACTCTGTCTGAAATACACTTGGTAAAAACTTGCTTGTCTTTATATTGTTGACTAAATTTGGGCCTGCTTTCTTTTTCATTGTTATGATCCTGTTTTACTAATATTTGCGGCTGTGATATTCTCAATAATATCTATATCGTCAGCATCTACGTCTGGTATAATAAGTTCGTCACTATTTGGAGTGTATTCAAACAAATCACCAAACACACTGTTAGTGCCTTGCGGTACAATAACAAAACTACTTAGCACACCTGCAAGTTGCTTGTGTACATATGCTGCCAATTCAGTAAAGTAAAATGTTTCGCCAAAGTCCCAATTGCTTGAATCAAAGAAATCATTAATTGCTGTAACAGTTTTTGATTTTAAATCACTGTCTGTAATGTTTGCTCCATACAATTTAATTATTCTAAACTTTGCTTGAAGATGCTGTTCTGCATAATTACCAAACATTGGTTTATACTTAACTGGTTTAAAGACAATAGTATCACTAATTGCTTTCTTTTCAACTACACCTGTAAATTTCATTCCTAGTTCATAACTAGTAGGCGGAAGAGGCTCAACTAGTATTGTACCTTTTAAATAGTTTTTATATTCTGTGTCGTATTCTTTTGTTAGTGCAAATACATCTATAACATTTGTAAAGCTAGGATCTACTACTTGATTTTCAGAAGCAATATGCTCCCATTCAAAGTTTAAATCCGAAGTTCCAATTAGAGATGTTTCGGAAAACACAGCAGGATTATCTGGTCTACTGTCAGCGTTTCCGTCTATTAACGTTAATCTGTAAATAGCTGAATCTGTATTTTCAAATCCATAAACATAATAAGAACCAATAGTAGTAATGCTTCCTGAGCTAACTCCTATTAAGCCAACCTTATCACGTTTTGCTTTCTTAGTATATGTTCCTAGTTCCAATTCGTTTGTAATGTTTCCTAATTTTATTGTATTGCTACTAAAGTTAATTCTCATTGTTCTCAAGTAAATATCAAATGATGTTCCTGTAGAATTAAAATAAATTACCCAACTGTCATCTAACGTAACTACAGGATCTGTAACGTTAGGTGTAACGTTAGTATCTGTTGCTGGAGTAAGGTCTGTAACACTAAACACAGTATCTCCTCGAGTGAGTCCCGCTGCTTCGCCGTTTAGTCCAACTTTTGGAAAGCTAGTTCCCGCATTGAATACCTTCGGCGCTGCATCAAGTAGCCAGCTTCTGTTTTCAAAATCATATCTTACAGTAAACGATCTGTTTGCTTTTAAATAAGCTAACATTAGATCTCGTTCTTTAATAGAAAACTTTCTAGACAATGCAGGGTACACAGTATTAATTCTCGAGGCAGTTGGAATCACAGCATCTAATATAATTGATCCTGTTCCATCTGCTCGCTTACCTGTTGGTTGTCCAGCGTTAACTCCTGTTCCTTCAATTCCAAGACCGTGTGCAAACACATCAACAACCTTCGCCCATATAGTTTTTGTAGGTGTAGCTGTGCTGTTGCCGGAGCCAACTCCTGTTGCTGTAAATGAAGTACCTACTGTGCTGTTAGCTGCGCCAATTGATGTAAAGTCTGTAACTGAGGAGCCTGTTGCTGCTATAGTGTATTCCGTTCCAACAACAAACGATCCCGATGTTACATCTTTAAGAGTAAAGTTAATCATTGCACCCGGTGTAATAAATTTCATATAATTATTTGCAGCTAATCCAACTGTTCCAACACGCATTATCTTTGGGGTGGCGTCTACATTTAATATATAACCAGTTAATACGCCTGTTGATGTTTCACTTGGGTTATTCCATGTCCATCTGTTTGCTAAGGGTTTTGTGTAACCATGTGATGCTTTTAAATTTTCAAATGCTGTTTTAAATCCCATATAATATAAGTTGACAAATTCATCATTATCTAATATATTCTTAACATGTTTATCATAAATTAATTGTGGAGTATCGTTGAAGGCAGTTGATGATGAGATTAATTTGTCCGCTTTGGTTACTGTTGCATCTTTACCTGTTAGGTATAAATTGCTGTATGTTCCTGTAGGGTCACTAAACTTTGAATATCTGCTGTGCCCACTAAATGTTCTGTTAATACTCTTTATCTTTATTACTCCACCTGTTGCACTTCCTAGCAATGTATTATAGTCTTGTGCTGTAATCATTCTATCTTGACTAGCATAATTCTTAGGTGCTGCTTCTCTTATTTCGTCTAACGTTTCATTTGCACTTGCATTTGAAATTGGTTGCTTTAATTGTATACCAAATGTTGCAGTATATAAGTTACCATCGCCGCCTGTATAATCTATTGCAATTCTTTTGTTTGGTAAGTCGTCTGGTCTAACAATGTACGTACTGTTTACACTTGTTCTAAACCAAACTCTTATTGTATCCTTGGGAATATTGCCAAATATTTTATCTGCAAATAAAATTGATACTTGATTGTTTTCTCTAGTCTTTACACTAAATATATCTCGTTGACCTGCGTTTAAATTATTATAAATTACATTACTGTTAACGTCTGTAACTTTTGTCCATTCCTTAGTAATATTACCTACTGTATTAATATTTTGTACCCAAATGTCTGTACTATTTACATTTGTAGTACCAATATCTAATGTCATATTATCAATTGGAGCTGCAATATCAAAATCTTTATACTGTAAGTTACCTTGCTTAACTCCAAAAAAGAAACCAGTGCCAACACTCTTAATTCCCTTGCCATCATTTTTAAAATATATTCCAACACTGTTAGTTGGGTTTGGACTTTTCTCTGAAATATTAGTTGTCACCTTGTCGTAGTCACTGCTTATAATATTATATGTAGCTGAAGTTCCTAACACTAATCCGCTTACGTCAAATTTAATTTGATTAGCGATATTATTAAGATCATAAAATTCTGTTAATGTGTTATTAATTACTACAGCTTTTTTTGGACTACCGTATTGATTACTGTTTTCCATTACTGCATTTATTACTGTAATAAAGTCATCTAAATTATTAACATTATTACTTACTTCATACATTATATCTTTGCCGCCTAAGCTCTCACCTGTGCTTCCAACAATTGCTTCGTTTGTTTTAACACTCATAACTTTCATCTCACCATACGCTGGCACGTTGCGTCGTGGTTGATAACCTAAAAATTCTGCTAATTTATAAACTGATTCTTGTCGTTGTGCAGTACTTATAAAATTGTTTCTTGCATTCAAGTCTAGCCTGTATGCTAAGTTGTGTCCAAACTGTGCAACTACATCTAGTAGTGATACAAATTCAGCTGATTCTACCCAGTCATTGTAGTTCTCTGGATAATTGTTGCGAACATGATCGACCATAGCGGAACGAATTGTATCAAAATCAAATGCTTGAAAGTTAGCATTAATATATGATTCGTAAATTACTGTATAGTCTTCAGCTGCAAATAGTTTATTTTGTCTTGATTTCTGTGCCATAATTAAAACTCTGCGTCTTGTTCGAATTCTCTATCGAACTTAATCTGCAACTCTGTTGCAGTTGTTGTTGGTAAGTAGGTTAGCTTTACATTAATTGTAACTGCATGTGCATCTTGATCTACCTTCATTGTTGAATCGTTAACTTCAAATCGAGGATCGTAGTTTACTACGTTATATACTTCTTCTTCAATTGCATCTTGTGTAAATTGATCCAATGGTTCAAAGACGTATAGTGGCAAGTCACAGCCAAATGTAGGGTCTGTCCATTTTTCTCCTTTACGGATTTTAAAATGGTTTAGTAAGTCTTGCTTGGCTAATTCTAAGCCGGTCAAGGTTCTACTAGTGTATGGGCTGTTTATTGTTGTATATCCGATTATATTACTCATACAACTATTTATGCGATTAATTATCTACGTAGTTTATGATTGGAGAATTAGCTTATCTTCTGGCCATTTTACATAGTTTTGCCAGGTAATGTCGGGAATTGTTAATTTGTGTTGCTTATTAGCATAGTTTATCTTGTGCCAAGTAGGTCTAACTGGATCTCTCATCGGCAGTTTTATGCTATCGGCTTTCTTAACATTACAAGGACTACACGCCGCTACACTGTTTTCCCATGTTAATCTGCCACCCTTTGATCTAGGAACCACATGATCAATTGTTAATTGCTGATAATCAAACTGTTCACCACAGTACTGGCAACAATGATTATCTCGTATGTATAAGTTT